GAACCCCTCATCTCAGTTTTAATATAATTAACATTTCTTCCATAAGAAAGAAGCTGTTCATAATATGGGTTGGGTTCAGAAGTTGGCATTGAAATTTCAACGTCCTTAAAATATCCATAAACAACATACGATACGTCACTAGACGCCAACGAGTTTAACGGCAAATAAGTTTTCATTATTACCGTTGCCCACGAATCAGGTCTCATAATCATATCATACGAAGGATTGGGATATACAAAGGGCACTTCTATTTCAATTGGTTCCTTAGTCATTAAATTAATATCTATTCCATTTAACCCTGAAAACTGTTTAAATGTATTCAATTGAGTATTAAATACATAATCAGGAGATAAAACTGGAATCCAAGCGAGTCGATAGATACCTTGTTGAAAGGGTTGAGCATTATGCTGAAACCTAACGACAATGGTACCCCGAATAAAACGAAATCCTTCTATTTTTGGTGCTATCATTGGATGTAGCAACAGAGTATCGGGTAATTCCATTCTAAACACTTCGGATCCTGTAGAATCAGTAGTCTTCAAGGTTCCCTGTAATAGTATTAAAGGTCGTTTCAGATAATCCGTTATTTCATGCGTACGAGATTCCACAGGTGCCAGAGAACGTACATCTTGTACTTCATAAGGCGTGGTAGTCGTAAGAGATTCTTGTTCATCGACCGTAGTCAATAGTTGTTCTTGTGTTTCCACAATGAGATTTTGTTGTTTAATTAATGTATCATCCATGGCGTCTTAGGCCGTTTGTTTTAGTGACTTGACTAAGTAAATACGCATATTACAGTCTTTAATGCGTACGAGATTGTGATTGGTAACTACAACTATAATGGGTTGCAAATTAAGGATTACCCCAATCAGGTACCTTTTTCCATATCCGTTTTGAGATTAAATGTAGATAGACGGCTCGTCGGATTCAAGCCTTCTACCCATAAGATCATAATTTGTTAGAACATCACATATATGCTGTAATCTATGAGACAATAATTTATCAAGAAATTTTTCTTTTTCTAAATCATATCGGGCTCTTCCAAAGAAAAAATATTCACGCATTGCGCTATCAATATTCTCTCTAAGTGCTTTATCATGAGGCACAGTCTTAGAATGAAACATAGGTTCCTCTCTAATAGTGTTCTCATCTAACGTTGCACGCCAACGACCCTCAACTCTTTGCAATTTCCTCTTTAATATTGTCACATCGGATAAAGCATCACACAATTTCCCAACTTTCAATTCCTCCTTAAAACAAGATGTATATTTATGCTCAAATACTCCCATTAATAATTGCGATAACGTATCGTAATTAAAATATGGTAATATTGCATCACTTACACTTATAATATGATCGTCACCATAAAAGAAACCAACATAGTTTCTTTCAAACGCTTCATTAAATTGAAACGTTATTGGGACCAATTTCATATAACAAATGTACATCATATACATATTGTAAAGCGTATTCAATATGGATGTTAATGGATGACCCGAAGGCATACCTCTGTTCAGCGCATAAACCACGTTTTTACAAACATGAATTGAATTTATTAGATCACTAAATAGCACATATAAAACTGTTTCATACTCGTGATCAAAATTTTCAACAAATTTTTTAAACCATGGTATAACAACGCCTTCAAATAACGACCACATCAAATCAGATCTAACATCACTATCCCATTTTTTGAAATCCCCCGCTAGTACATTTTTATGCACGCCCAACCTATTTGCTAAATAAGCTGGATCATCACCAGCGGGTTTGAATCCTATCAAAGACCCAGATTTCAAATAATTTTCATGGAAAAAAGCCATAAATGGACCAAAATATTGTCGACACAATACAACATAATCAACCTGCGG